GAAAACCGCCATCTCTGGCGGTTTCCAAAAGTGCCTCCAGCGGGACTCGAACCCACAGGAGAAAAGCTTCAGACACTTGCCGTTTCAACGGTTCCATCAATGCCTTGCGTCGCTTTTGCCCACATTTTGCCCACATCCTGCGAAAAGAGCAAACCGCCCATTCTCTCCGACAAATCGTCCAGATCATCGTCGAAAAGGTCGGCATACACGTCGAGCGTCATGGCGGCGGACTTGTGCCCCAATTGCCTTTGCACGGTCTTGACATTAGCGCCGGACTGCACCATGAGCGAAGCGGCGGTATGCCGCAGATCGTGAATCGTCATGTGGCCACGCTCCACGCCCGCGCGGCGAAGCGCCACCGCGAACCACCCATCGTGCCGCGTCGGATTCCAGCCGTTGCCCATCGGTTCGTCCAGAGGCTCGCCGGGAGCGGTGAAAAGAAAATCGGACGGCTCGCGCCCCTCGCATTGCTTGGCGAGCAGCGGACGCAACACCAGGGGGAACATCACCGAGCGTCCATCATGGGTCTTCGGGTCGGTCTCCACCATCCTGCTGGAAAGACGCGTGATGCTCCTATATATATGCAGTCGACAGCGTTGCAGATCGACATCCTCGACACGGAGCGCCACGAGCTCGCCCCACCTCATGCCGCACAGGCCCAAGGTCAGCACGATCGGCTCACGCCACCCGCACTGCATCGCCACACGAGACAATTCATCGGCCGACAGATAGACATGCTTCCGCACCTGCTTGCGCGGCAGCTCGATGCCGTCGCATGGATTGTCGTGGATGCACCGATCGGCCTTTGCCCTCTCCATGAGACTGCGCAGGAGGTTTTCAGCACGGATGGTCACTGACGCACTGCGTCGTCCTGCCAGATCGGTGACCCACCGCTGCACCTCGTCCCTTGTGATGGACTGGACTTCGCGTACTCCCCATTGAGGCATGACATGCGCGCGCCAAGCATCCTCCAATGACTTGATGTAGCTTGGTTTGGCCTTGGTCTTTTTTGCGGCCAGCCATGGCTCCCAGAAGTCTTCGACCAAGCGTCTTCCGGCTTGTGGGTCGATGTACGCTCCGACGCTTTTAGCTGTGGTCACGTTCGCTGCGCCCCAGGCATCGGCGTCCATTTTGCGTTTGAAGCCGCGTTTGCCGGTGTCCGTGCCGTCCGGCTTACGGTATCTGACTTCGTATCTTTTTCCGCTTTTCGTCTGGTATTGGCGGATCGTGTAGGCCATGCTTGCCCCTTCGTTTGCGTGGCATCAAGTCTATCAATCCGTTGATTTTTTTCTCTGTTTTTTGCGTTTCGGCTTGCATTACTTTATTTACTGCGCTAATATAGTTTATATCAAGGAAAGGAGGTGAACATGACACCATCGGAGATAATCACCAGCATCTCGCTTCTCGTCGCGAGCCTCGCGGCCCTCATCAAAGCAGTGACCGGACTCATCAAAGAGATGAGACGGAAACCGAAGAAGAGGAAGTGAGCAAGGGTTCCGGCCAGACCTAGGGGCCGGAACCCCACATCTCCGATTATGCCATGGAACATCATGAGAACGGAATCGATAGTCAGCGCGGTGTTCGCGCTCGGAACCGCCGCCAGCGCATGGTTCGGCTGGCCGTTCGCGCTCACCGCCGGATGCGCCATCGTCAGCGCCGTCTTCGCGCTCATCGCCGGAAGGAAGGACTGACATGACCATCGAATACCTGAGCGTCACCGATGTGTCCAAGCGCCTCGGCATCAGCACAGCCGCCGTCAGCGCCTACAAGCTCCCCCAACCGGACGCCCTAATAGGCCGCACGCGCGGCTGGCTGCCAGAGACCATCGACCGGTGGAACGCCAGCCGCCCAGGACGCGGCGTCGGCGGAGGAAGACCACGCAAAAACAAAACAGAGTAACGAAAAGGGTCTTCACCCAGAAAACATTCCAGGCGAAGACCCTAAAACCATCCAGTCAAATCAGATGCGATCGCCGAGCATCTGAATGACATCGAAGTTGATCTCGTAAATCTTCGGGTCGTTCCGCATATCATCCAAAGTCATCCAACGGCAACGCTTCGAACCGACGATGAACTCGCCATCCAACCGCCAATCCGCGGGAAGGACGGACACCTTCGCCATATACAGCCGGTAATCATAAGTGCGTTCCTCATTATGCGCCGTGGACCATTTCGTGCTCGTAGTGGTTCCAAGAAAACCAAGGGTGAAATCGTCTTCCGGTATCTTGAATTCAGTGGAAAGGTATTCAGACATTCTGGCCTTGTCCTCTGGATACGAGTCGCACGACCTGTGATTCGGCAAAAACCAGCATCCCCAAGGCTCGTCATAGTAGGTTAGATACCTGTTGGACAGTTTCCCGCCATCCCTGACAGCGATAAGAGAGCTTGGCCGTCTGTTCATCGTCTCGATTTCCTTGTAGAGCTTCGCGGCACTGAGTCTCTTGGAGAACAACGCGGCCACGCCGATAACAATGATGATAGCGCCTAGGCCATAAAGAGTCCATTGTGTCGGCTGCCGCAGTCCAGAAGTCGTCCGGACGGTAAATATATAGAACACTCCGGCGACGAGATTGCCGATTCCGTCACCAACCGAGCCCCATCCGATCAAGCTTTTATGCTCGTTGAGTTTCGCCTTGAGTTCACGTTCATCGATTCTGAGCATACGAAGATTCTACCTGAAAACACGAAAAGCCCCTCCCCCAGCTTAAGAGCTGAGAGAGGGGCGATGTTGCATGTGGGTGCAAAATATTCCAACAGGAATTCAACCGCGCGATTCTTGCGCGAGGTTTTCGATGATCCGCCTTTCGGTTTCGGAGAGAGGCCAGACTGTCACGTCTTCTGCGGCCTTTAGTTCTGCGGCCTTTAGTTCCGCGGCCTTCAGTTCCGCAGCCTTCAGTTCCGCAGCCTTGGCTTCGCTCATCAGATAGCCGCCGCCGAAGATGGCCTTCTTCACGGCATTCTGCGAAGCGAGCCTAGGCGTGAATGCCACGTCCGAAGCCTTGACACGAAAATCCACGCCAGCCTTGCCGACCTTGTTCAGGCGCGTGACGGTCAACAATTCCGGCGGATACGCATACTTCGGCAGATGTTTCCTGCTTTCGCGCCTGACTCGTTTCACCGCATCGTTGACCAGCTTCGTCAGATCCGGCGCGGTGCGAATCAGATCATCGCCGAAACTCGTCACGAAGCTGGTGTTGACGATGGCGCCGTTGGCGTATTCGATCGCGCAATCAGTGACCAGCATATGCGCGCCGTTGCGCGACGTGCTGCTGAAAATCGTGAGGTTCGGCGCGAACAGGAAGAACGGAATACCACGGTCACGATAGAACGTGCATATCTTCGACAGAATCGAGAACGGCGGATTATCCACCACCACCTTGCCGTCCGAATAGTCGAAACTCTCGTAGTCGCCGCCCGGATAGAAGGGTCGCACCACCTTACTGGGGTCGATGCCATACTCACGGCATGCCCAGTCCTTTATCGCCTCATATACTTCGGGGGGGTGTAGCAGTCGTCCGTGGTCTTCTTCGGCTTGAATTTCTCCACGAACGCACCGTAATCGTCAATCGTCTGCTGTCTGATGCCCATTAGAAAAGTCCTAAAAATAAAGCCCCTCCTCCAAATGGAGAAGGGGCAGATTTAAAAACAGGGTGCAAGAATTTCCACAAGCACCCGAATGCGTGAATTTTCTTCCACGCGAGGTCGAGTTTCTGGCGCGAGTTTGAGTCTCACGCTAGAAAATCAATCACGGCGCAGCGGATTGTAGGCCACGCCAAGACCGGACGCGATGAAACCGGCCACGGTCGAAATGTAGCCGCCGATGGCCGCGTCACCGAAGGTCATGAAGCCGAGGCCGACGCAAGAGGCGACCAAGCCAAGCACGTAGACCACGGTCCTCACCTGCTTGCTGAAAACCGGCGTATACGCGTCCGGCGGCTGGTTGTCCTGACCATCCTCACGCTCGTTGGTCAGATTATTGACGGTGGTCTCCAAAGTCGTCGGAGCTGCATGTTGAGCCATCTGTCCTCCTCCTTAGAATCGTCCTTGGTTGAGCGCCGACTGCAGGGCGCGTGCGGTGGCGGGGCCGAAGCTCGCGTCCTGAGCCAGACCGTAATGCGCTTGGATGGCGCGAATGGTGGCCGGTCCGAGCAGACCATCAGTGCCACAGCCCAGGCGACGTTGCACGGCGCGGATCAGATCACTGCCGCCATTGCCATAGCGGACCACGCTCGAATCGATTGCGGGACGCGCGTAGGTCCTGCCGTCAGGCACCTGCTGACCGCTGATGATGCCATCCACCGTAGTGCCCATCACCTGCTGCCAACGGCGCACGGTGGCCGGGCCGACATTGCCATCCACTGCGAGAGCGCCGGTGGATGCGGTGGAACCCGCGTTGCCGCCGTATCGCAGATAGCAGTTCCATGGGTAGCTGTAGTAGCCCCTGATATTGGTTTCGCGGCCCGTCTGGTCGCCCGCCCTGCCGTATGCGGTGCCACGCTCCGAGATGCTTGCCTGCGCGAGCTTGCCGCCACCCAGATACACGGCCACGTGGTGCACGTCGTTAAGCAGGATGTCACCAGCCTGCGGATTGCCGTTCGCGGGCAGACGAGTCCAACCGCGACGAGTCAGATTGCCGCTCAGATTGCCGGTGTAGGTGGCCGAACCGGTATCGAATCCAGCCTCCTTGAGACAGTGGATCACCAGACTGGAACAATCGCAATTACCCCCCGAGGGGTTGAAGTTCCAGCGGTCCGTCTGCGAATAGCCCATATTCGCAGACGCGCACCAGTAGCGCATGCGATTAATCAAAACGCTGACGCTTGCCATGCTGCTAGTCCTCCAATCCTTCCACGGCCTTGGCCGCATCCTCCTCGGACACGACCTGAATGCTCTCGGGCGGCAGACTGTCGCCCTGCGGTGTCATTTCAGGTGTCATGACGGTGTTCTCGTCCATGGTGTTTCCTCCTTCCGCCCCGTTTTGGGGCATGAAAAAGGCCATCCGATCACGAATGGCCTTATGGTTGAAAAATGCTCAGCGCTTGTGCGCCGAATGATTGAAGATAAGAATGAGCGCAAGCAGGATGAGATACGCGCCCAACGCGACTGGCCCGCTCATTGCCGGTCCTCCAGGTATTTTTCGGCAGCAGCAACTATCCAGCATTGCGCGTCCAATTTTTCAAGCTTCGACAACTCGTAGCTGACGGCCTCGCTGTGGTCGGTGTCCTTGTCGCCGTAGATCAGGCTGATGATCGTATTTTTTATCGTGTCACGACACAACTCGTCCATACGATCGTCGAATTTCTCGGTGCGTTCGCCGAGCTGTCGTGTTTTTGCGAAATGCTGGGAAAGTGGACTGTCGTAGGGCAAGCGCTCGGGATTGACGTGGGCATACAGCCCGGTCGCGAGCGATTCGAGCGCCCCCGGCCAGATTTTGAGACATAGTGTGATTACCGCGCACGCGCCGCCCACACCCCCGAAACCGGCTAGAAAATTCTGCAGCACATTACCTCTCCTTAGGGCAATAGAAAAGGCCATCCCGGAATGGGATGGCCTTGAAGTGTGAAAATCAACTGTGCGCGCCATGATTGAACACGATGACGAACGCGAGCAATAGCAGGTACGCTACGATTGCGATCATGAGATGCGTCACTGACTGTCCTCCAAAACATTCAGGGATGCTGGAACCGCAATTCTTCCTCGCTTCTTCATGCTGACAGCGTCAAAACGTCCCCATGCATTTTCGGAGAGCCTGAAAACCAGAGTCGTCACTTTATTAGGGATTGTGTAATCAAACTCAACCAGATTCCACCCTACCTTAGTGGATCCAGTTTTCTTGGATAGTAGCACATCCCCGGTGTCACCATTCGTGAGCAAACATTCGCATACGCGCCCGGAGGCGGCGCACCCATACGCGAAGCTGATATAGTAGGTTGTTCCCGGATCGACCACCACCCTTTGCTGGATACCACCTTGATCGCGGGTGGACTTGAAATACGAGGAACCTTCGTATGGTGCGCGTGGTGGGGTAATGTCTGATGTGATGACTTGACCATCGCCAGCGATCTTCCAGCCATTGGTCCCGTCCTCGAAACCGCCATTGACGATCAGTTCTGTATCCTCCGCGGATGGTCTGCGCCAGATGACGATCCCATTCGCGGCGAGTCCAGCCACCGGCTTGCCGCCGACCGAGAATCCAGCCACTTTGACGCCAGAGACGCATACGCCCATTACGATTCCTCCCAATAGTACAATGCGCCTGGATTGGCGGCGCTTGCAGTTATCGCTTCGGCCTCGTCCGCCGCCTTGACCAAGAGGACGCCTTTCTCACCGTCGTCGCCCTTGGGGCCTTTCAAGCTTCCGACATTGGACCATGCCATATTCCACCCCTCCTAGGCGTTGAAGGCGTACACGTTGCCGGTATCGAGGTCAAGATAGAGTGAGCCGACCGGCTGGCCGGTCGATGTCGGAACGCCGTGGCCATAAGTCCAGCCGAGACCGTTCACGCCGTTCGTACCGTCCTTGCCGTTGATACCGGGTTCGCCCTTGTCGCCTTTCGGTCCCTGGATGACGCCGACATCCTTCCAGCCCGCGCCGACCGTATCCCACACGTACAGGTGGCCTCCGATAAGATAGGCGTCGCCCGCATTGCCGGTCGCGTGTTCGGCCTTCAACGCTTCGATGGAATCGTACGAGCCAAGAATGGTGACTCCGGTACCGTCCTTGCCGGGCGTTCCGTCCGTGCCCTTCTCGCCCTGCGGCCCCTTGAAGCTCACGCCGTCGATGATGTTGGAGACGTGGACGGTCGTCTCGTTGACGATGGAAGTGATTGTGAACAGGTCCCCATTGTTGTCGGAGATCAGATCTCCGACCGTCATCGGCGCGGATGGCGAGAGCACGCTCGTCGCCACGTCGCTGTTGCTTGAGATATTAATATTGGCGACGTGCAGGCTCGTGCCCGCATCCCCCTTCGCGCCATTCGTACCCGGATCGCCCTTCGGTCCTTTAAGGTTGCCGCCTGTCGCTTGCCATGCCATTTTCGCAATTCCTCCTTGGAAATCAAATTATTTATTTTGTGAGATGTGGGAAAATTCAGAGCCGGAGCTGATACACGTCGCCCGTCTCAAGGTCGATGTAAGTGTCGCCGACGATGCCTTGCGTCAGGTCGGACGGCCTGCCCATGCCGCTGAGGAAACTCGCGCCACGCTCGCCCTTGCCGCCGAGCGTAACCCCGGTGTCCACGCCGAACACCACGTCCGAATCGACAAGGCCGGTGATCATCCACACCCTGCCGGTCGAATCCACGCACGTGTCGCCGACCGTCACATTGTCGGACGGTTTCAATTCGGCGGCGGGCACGTGCGCCCCCGACGTGATGACGCCGGAATACACTCGCATGCTGTGCACGAGACCGCCCGACGTGGCGGACGAAGCCCACGACGCCTCGCCAAGCGTCGCGTAATCCAACGTCTGCACGCTGTCCGGCACGATCACGCGCCGCACGTGCGTGTAACCGCTGACCTGCTCGCGGATGGTCCAACACCAGTCCCTTCCGGTCGGCTGCAACGCAACGACCAGATCGCTCCCGTCGTCCGGCAGACGCGCCACGAACGGCAACGGCAGCATGATGCTCTCATCCTTTTGGACGACGCGGCTCGTAGGCGAGCAGACCACCAGTCCACGTGGAGATGAGCCGCCGTCAGTCAGACCATCCGGTTCGCGGAAACGGAATCGTATCCTCGTCAATGTTCCTCCTTGCCCATGGCTTCGAGCACGTCGGCTGGAATCAGTTTCATCGCCGCCGACAATTGACTTTTCAAAATCGCGATCTCCTTTGAAAACTGGCCGACCTGCATGGAAAGCTGGTCGATCACGTCGTTCGCGTCAGCAGGAATCTGCTGCATCATTCCTCCTTCGCTGATGGCATGAGCGATTCGTAGAATCGCTCCTCGCATTCGTCCAAATCGGCACGCATTTCGTCGGTGTCGAAAAGCCTTCCGATAGCCTTGGCGTCCACACAATCCGTGTCGATGCCGGTGGTCGGCGTCGCATTGGCCGCTTCACCAGACAGCATGGCCGTCTGGACGGCCGCGTCCGCATCGTTGGTGATCGGTGGCAGTCCCAAAGCCGTCCGAGTCCGGTTGCGGGCGGCCGTCATCGGATCGTCCTGCACCTCGCCACTGTCGGACATCATGGACACGGATTCCGCCGCGGTATCCGACAAGGCCGCCTCCAAGCCCTCATAGGCGGTCGTGTACGCGTTACGTCCTGTCTGCGGATCGTACGAGTCGTCCGATTCCCTTGCCTGCATCATGGCCGCGCACGTTTCGGCGACGCTCGTCGTGCCGAGCAGCGCCCGCCATGCGGCGATAGCGTCCATGCCGCACACAAGCCCCCGCTCGCCTTCCTTTTCCGCTCTGATGATGAGGTTCCTGTCCTCGAAAACAGTTTGCAAAATATGCCTCCTTATTTGACGAGCCATGCGAAAGCGTTGACGTACATGTCGCCCTTGAAGGTCGCGGTTCCGGCGTTGTATCCCATGACCCACATCGAACCAGCGCCGCCGGTGTTGCACACGTGCATGAAGATCGACCCCCAGCTGAGGTCGGAATTGCAGACGCCGTAGTAGCGTCCGTATTTCGCCGGCGTCCATGACCACGTGGTCTGTGGCACGGTGAAGTCCGCGGTTAGCGTCGCGTTCTGGTAGATGCGCCAATTGGTGCTTTGAAACGTGAAACGGCTTGTGATGCCGCCGAGATAGCCGCCGAGATACAAGTATCCAGTGTGGATGTTCGCGCCGATTCCGACCGAACCGCCCCCGTCTGCGGCTTCGAGCCAGACATTCGAGCCTTTCTGACTGTCACCGGACAGGGTGAGGGATGCGCTGCTTTTTTTGCTCGCGTCAGGCTCGTCGTAATCCGTGTTGGCCGTGGCAAACACTTCGGATGTGACGCCGTCACTACCGGTACCGCCCTTCTTGATCGGCTTGGACTGGAGCTGCATGAAAGCAGCCGGATCGTGCTTGGCGACGCGTCCGCTCCACAAGTCCAATTCGCCCATCTCACCGACCTGATTGGACTGGATAAGCGACGAAATCGTCGGATGACTGTAATATTCGGTCGCCCCCTTGTACGCCAGGAATTCCAAGCCGTCGCCGGTGAACGTTTCTGTGCCGCCGACGATGCTGGCCTTAAAATCCGGGCTGATGCGGAGCCTATGCCCGCTCACGCGGGTCTGGAACGTTCCAGTCAGCACATTCGACTTGCCTTCGCCGTCCAGATAGACGGTCTGGTTATGGGCCGAATCCCACATCCGCAACGAGTTGCTGTTGAGCTTCATGCCGGTATTCGCCGCCTCGGAGCTTTGGAATATCGCGCCGGTGAAGACGTAGCCTTTGAACTGTCCGGCCTCCACGTCGTCGGTCACGATCTTCCGAGCTTTCAATAGTTCGGTCAGAATCTCGCCGTTGCCGATTTTGATGTTCTTCGCTTCGACCGTACCATCCTTGATGAGCACGGATCCGTTGACGCTTCCTGGGACGAGCAGACTGTCGGCCACGAGGCTGTAGGCCGTGAATTTCGTGCCGTTCCACACGTTGACGGACGAGATGTGTCCGCTGGAGTCGAGCTTCTGCCACAGGTCGCCTTTTGTCAGTCCGGTATGCGCGGGTTCCGCGGTTTGGGTGAACACCTTGTTTTTTCCGTCTGCGGTGGTCTTCGCGGCTTTCGCCTCGGCCTCGGCCTTGGCGATGTCCTGATTTATGGAATCCAAGGTCTCCTGCGGGATGGCACTGGCCACGGTCACCGAGGCGATGGACGACCAGCCGGACTTGTTGCCGGCATGGTCCACTGAGCGTAGCGCGTAACTGTGTTGGCTGCCTATGCTCAGGCCGGTGACGATGTAGTCTCCCTGGCCGGCTTGCGTCGCGGACACGACCTTCATGCTGGATGCCGTCGCACCCTCACCGACCTCGATATGGTCGAAATCCGATTCCATCGACGTGCCGGAAGCTGTCTTCCCATCCCAGTGGACGGTCACCACGCCAAGCTCGGACGCGAGGACGGGCTTGGATGGCACGGAGCATGGAGTCGTGTCCGATTCGACGGTGGCCACGACGATGCTTGACCATTCGCCAAGCTTGTCCGAATACGTCGGCACAGCCCTGACCCTGACTTCGATTTGTGTGCCACAGTCCAGACCGCCGAAGCCAAGCTGCGTCTTATCCGTCGTGCCAGCGGAATGCCAGGGCGCGCCATCCTTATGCAACTTCCACTCGACGGAATAATTGGAGATATCGATTGCCGTATTGTCGGTCGCCTCGGTCACGGCGGACCACATGGCCGTGGCCAAGCCGTGCGCGTACCCGTCCGACCCGATATAAGCGTCCGTCTGCACCACAAGCCCAAGCGGAGCCTTCGGCACGCGATGGTCACGGTCCGAAGAGGCGGTCGTGCCACCCTCGCTGCCGGCCAACGCGGCGCCACCCGTGATGCCCTTTATCTTCTTTGCCTGCTTGACCGAGGCATCATACTTGATGTCGTTCAGTGCGATGCTGACGGATAGTCCCTCGCCCTGGCGCATGCTCAGGTCGATTTCCTGCACGCGCACCTTCTCCCCGTGCGAAACGGTGGGCGCGGTGATCCAGTCACCGACGCGATAGTCGATGAGCGGCAGATTATCCACATTCGCGGTCACCAAGTCGCGCGTGTACTGACCACGCACACGAGCCGCATCATCAAGCGTGGACTGCATAAAGGCCTGGGCAGTGTCCTTATCAGACACGCCACCCTGCGAGCTGTAGGACTCCCACTTGCCCCACGGCGTCGGAGCAGCCGGATTATCCATGCGGAAAAGCAGATTATTGTCACCCTCGACAAGGATGGTGCTGGCCAGATCCGCGATGGACTCCTCAAATGGCGCCTCGCTGATGTCACGCGCCAATTGCAGCACGACACTTTTGCTCAAATCACGGCTCAAGGCGGCACTGTCCGCATTCCACAGCTTGAGCGTCCTGCCGGACGTGCGCCAGTCGCAGCCGCCACCATTGACCAGGGCGTCCAGGATGGTCTGCAAATCAGTGCCGAGCGAATAGTACAGAGTGTACTTTTTTGCCCAATTACTGCCAGCCGCGTCCTTGGCCGTGTCGAAGCCCAAAGTCAGGCCGGTGGCCACGCCGCCACGCGACTTGTTCTCGTCAAGCAGCGTTTTGAGAATCACACCCGGATTCGACGAGTAGAAGGGCCTTTTTCCTTTATTGTCGCCATCCGTGAGCAGATGCGAAGAATCGTTGTTTTCCGCCTTTGACAGCAGCCAGCTGATCGACTGGCCACTGTAGGTAACGGTGCGAGTCCGGTCGTCGGTCTTGCCGGAACGGCCGGTGATCACGAAACGCGCATTATCAGGCTCCTGATAGCCGATGCCGTCCGACACTTCCACGGCCACTTCTAGGCCGTCCGTCAGCTCTCGGTCGAATGCCTGCGCGTCACCGGACAGCATGGAGTATTCGATGCTGATCGCGCCATCGTCATCGTGCAGCATCGAAGCGCTGAAGCTCACCGGCTCAGCCAATACGCCGATACGCGCGCCGAAAGGCCGGTAGGCCACGAGACGAGCATGCAAAGATTTAGCCATAATCACTCCCAGGAAGGTTTGTAACGGCACGTCACCGCAGACGTACTGGACTGTTTGACCTGCAGCGTGTAGCTGCCGGAATCGGCGGCAGGCCACACCTGCAATGGTTCGCTCGTCCAGTCGACGCCGGACGTCACATCAGTGCCACCATTCCAAGCGTCCGCCTTGTTGGAAGTCCATGCACGCCGGTTCGGCACGTCGAGATACAGGTTCTTCGCTGACGCCGTGGCGGACCATTCCAGGTCGGTGCCGGACGCCACGCACGACACCCGTACCGACGATACGCCCGAAAACCTCATGACCAGACTCAGCAGTGGCGCGTTCGACCCCCATGCCAGTCCGCCGCTCCCACCGGGAACCAACGTTCCGCCAGCCGCCGGCAACGTCTTCTCAATCCACTGCTCACCCTGCCAATACACGTCCGGCAATTGGAACACGGCGGTCATGACGCGCAGGTCTTGGAACGGCCTCTCATCATCGTCCGGCTCGCAGCTCGTGCACACCGTTCTCGTGACCATGCTGCGCGAACTGCCGTCATCCAAGGTTTCCGTCTTCCCTATCGTGAGCTTCGCCGTATGCAGGCAAAGGGCACGGAAACGCGAGATCAGCGCATCGGAATCAGCGCCCCACGCCGCGACCTTGATTGTCAGCTCCGGCGCGTCCAGCACCGGAATCGAGGAGCCTACGATGACGCCGCTGCGTCCGCTCACCTGCACCATGTCAACGATCGGCGACAGCGACGTGTAATGCGTAGTGCCGACGATGACGCGCATCCGCTCGGAGTCGAGCGGCTGGCCGTTGAGTGAATAGCTGACCTTCATCCGGATTCCTTCCGATTACCATTGCGGCATGGCCGCGGTCTGCAGCTTCTGCTGCGTGCTTATCGACGTCGGCGCGATGGCCGGATAATTGAATGTCTGCGTGATGTTCGTCACGCTCCCACCATTGCCGTAGGCTGCAGCGTTAACTCCGCGCGAGGCGTTGGCGACGCCGACGGAATACGAGGCGTCCTGCGACGGCAGGATGCCAGTCAATCGTCCGGCAGCCTTCTTCACCTTCGACGCGCTCTCGTCGATGCCGACCGCCATGCCCTCGCCGATCATCTCACCGACCTGATCGCGGAACACGCGCGACGGCGAATGGATGCCAAGCCTGCGTTTCACCCAATTCAGCGCGTTGCTGGCAGCGTTGACGGCGGCAGTCACGAGCCTGCCTGCCGCACCTGCGATGCCGCCTGCGATGCCGGTGATGATGTTCCACCCGACCTGCGCCCAGTTGACCGAGGTGAAACCGTTCCAGATCTGGCCGACCATGCCGGGAACGGCGCAGATAAGCCTCGGAGCCGACGAAATGAAACCGTTGGCCAGTGCGACGAGCAGCTGCACGCCAGCCTGCAGGATCTGCGGGAGACGATTGATGATGCCGCCGACCAGCTGTCCGATGAGGATCGGAGCCTTGCCTACCAAGTCGGGCAGGGCGTTGATGAGGCCCTGCGCCAGCCCGAGGATAAGCTTCAAACCGCTGTCGATGATCTGCGGCAGGTTGTTAAGGATGCCTTGCACGAGGTTAAGGACGGCGTTGACGCCGATGGGGATGAGCTGCGGCAATTGGGCCGACAATCCATCCAGCAGCGTCGTCAGCACCGTCACCGCCGTGGAAGCGATCTGCGGCAATGCCTGCACGATGCCCTGCAACAGGTTCGTTGTCATCGACAGTCCGGATTGCAGGAACGACGGCAGGGTCGACGTGACCCACGATTGGAACTGGGCGAGCAGTTGCGGCAGGCTCGTCGATATCCATGTGGTCGCGCTGGTCAGCAGCATCGTGCCAAGCTGTCCCAACGCTCCGAGCACCGGCGGAAGTATCTGCATGACCAACGCCGGCAGCGTGCTCCCCAATGAGGAGAACAGTTGCGGCAGTGCGGCGGTGATGCCGGTGATGATCTGCGCGATGCGCGGACCCACGTTCTTGATGACAGTGCCGACCGAGTCTACCAGCTGCTTGGTCAATCCGTTGATGTCGGCATTGTCCTTGCCGAGTTCCGCCAGCCAGTTCTGCCATGCGGCCTTCATCATGCCGATGGAGCCCTCGATGGTTGTCGCGGCCTCCTTGGCGGTGGTGCCGCTGATGCCCATCTGCTCCTGCATGATGTGGATGGCCTGCACCACGTCGGAGAACTTGTCGATGGACAGGTCGCCCATCTCACCGTTCGCCTGCTTGACCTTGTTCGCGTCCTGGATCAGACGCTCCATCTCGGATTTCGTACCGCCGTATCCGAGCTTCAGATTGTCAAGCATGGCGTAGTTGCCGCGCGCCAGACTCTGGTAGGTCTGTTGGATGGACTCGATGTCGGTGCCCATCTTGTTGGCGTTGTCCGACATGTCGATCATGGCGGTGTTGCCGAGTTCCGCGGCCTTCGCGGTGTCGCCGCCGAGCGAGCTGATCAGCGAGGCGGAAAAGCTCGTGACCTGCGTCATGTACTCGTTGGCGCTCACTCCGGCCGTCCGGTACGCTTCCGCCGCGTATTTCTGCACGGTGCCGGACGCGTCCTTGAACAGCGTGTCCACGCCGCCGACGGCCTGCTCGTAGGTGGCGTATGCGTCGAGAGCGCTCTTGCCGACGCCGGCCAAAGCAGCGACGGCGGTGCCTACGCCTGCAAGTCCGACCGTGGCGACGCCCTTCAGGGCGCCGACGGCCTTGCCTGACATGGAGCTGATCGCATTCCATGCGGTGTCGGCGCCGCTTTTGAGCTTGGAGCCTATCGCTGACGCGGCGCTTCCGGCGGCTCCGGGAATCTGCGACAGTACGCCGCCGACCGCGCCGCCGACGTTGCCGAGATAGCCGCCGATGGCATTGCTGACGTTTTTGAAAGGTGCTGGTATCCTTGCCGCGATGGCCGAGCTCATCGCGGAGAACTTTGCCGACAATGGTGCGGTGAGACGTGACGCGGTGGATTGCATCGCAGTACCTGCGGCGCTCATGCCGTCGCGGGCTTTCGTGGCGATGCCGGAGAACGCCGACGTTGCCGCGTTTTTGACACGTCCGAACGCGCCGGTCACTGGCTGGATTATCGCCGAACCAAGATTCTTGAACGCCGCTCCGAGCGAACCACCACTGGAGGCGAGATTGTCCTGCGCGTCCTTGAGCGCCTTCTGCGCGTCCTTCAACCGGTTCTCGGCCTGCGTCGCCCGGTCGGTCATGGTGGACAGCTTCAGCCGGGCCTGTTCGAGCCTGATGGTCGCGGCCTCGGCCTGCGTGCTGCCCTCGCCATGCTTGGCGATGGCATTGGCGACGCTTTCTTCGGCGGCACGCACCTGATTCGCCGCCGCCTTCTGCTGGAGCATGGCCTGACGGTATGCGGCCGTGGATTTCGCCACGTCACGCTCGTAGGATTTCAGCACGTCCGTGCCGAGACCGTTCGCCGACTCCTTGAAGCCGTTTTTGAACGCGCGTCCGAACAGTCCGCCGCTTTTGCCGCCGTTCATGTTCGAATCGAAGGTCTTCGACGCGGCCTTGCCGCTCGCGCCGACCTCCTTGTTGACCGCGCTGCGGAAACCCTTCATCGAGGGGAACACGCTGATGTGCGCGGAACCAAGTTCGCTGCCGAACGCCATGCGGCACCTCCACTATTCAGTTTTGTCCAAATCAGTCCTCGTAGAGCGTCTGGAATACCGGGCTCATGCCCTTAGTCTGCTCGCGCAGCCGCTCACGCTCGGCCTTCTCCCTATCCGCCCGCAATCGTTTCGCAAGCGAATCGAAAGGCTTCGGATACTCGTCGCTGCCAAGCGCGTAGACGACCGGTATCTCACACCACCGGGCCGGATAATCCAAGCCGTTGAACTCCGCGCCCGTGTAGGATGACGGATCGCCGATAATCTGCTCAAGGAGCGCTATCGCGTCGCCGTAGCGGAGCCTGCCGCCAAGATCGGCCTGCAGACTCCACCCATGCATCGTGAAATCGGCTCGGATCACGCTCCCGTGGTCAGCGAGCTGGCGGGCGAACCATTGGATTTTCCCAGTGAGGCGCCCTGCGCGCGCACGACAGCGTCGCCATAGTCGGACAGGAGGTTGAACACCACCTGCACCGGTTCGCCGTTCAGCTGCTTCGCCTGCTTGTCGCCAGCGAAGGCGCTCAGAATGCGTTTGAGCTGTTCGACGCTCTCCGTATCATCGGACGTGTTCGAAAGTCTCGTGAAATCGTCGATACTCATCGACAGTGGAAGCTTGTACGTGCGTCCGCCGGGCACGAGCGCCCAATAAACATCGCCCTTGATGATGTGGCGCACCCTGTAGTTCTGCGCAATGGAGGCGAACGCCTCCTCATCGTTTTTCTCCGTCCACTGGTCGAAATCCTCGACGGTCGGCTTGAAATCGGTGGAAGTGGAAGTCATTGTCTTGTCCTATCTGCTTTTCGCCTGCCTGCCGTGAAAAAAGAAGATTCCCGGACCGCGCAGACAGGCGAGATAGACGGTCCGGGAAGATTTTCGTCCGCCGGTCAGGCGGCGCGTGCGGTGACGGTGACAGTCAGATCGGGTGAGGTCACGCCGTCATAGGTGGCGTTGATTCTCGCGCTTCCGGCCTTGACGGCGGTGAGCGTGCCTCCCTCGACGGTCGCCACGCCTGCATCCTTGGACTTGAACGTGGCCTGTCCGGTCACGTCCACGGTGGTCTTGTCCACATGTGTGGCGACGGCCTTGAGCGCGAGCTTCGCGCCTTGGACGACCGACGGCTTCGTGTTTCCGTCAGCCGAGGTCACGGCCACCGCCGTCACGCTTTTGGGTCGTACCAGCTTTCGATCCACCTGGTGTTCGGATGCTCCGCATCCACATACAGCGGGTCCTTCATCCATTCGACGGTGAGCGCGCGACCGGTGACCGAGCCACGCTCCTGCTGGTCCGGCTCGTTGCCGGTGACCTGCATGACGCCGGCGCGACGGTGCACGCGGCCGGTGTCGAACGTCTCCTCCTCGTACACCATCCACTTCGCATCCTGGATGATGTCGGCCACGTGGTAGACGCCCTGGGCGTCCGGCTCGCCGATGGTGATTTTGCGGGTCAGCGCGTTGTTTTCGGCCGGACTGAACGTCTGCGTGAGGCTGGTCGCCAACGGCAGCTTTTTGTACCCGTCCTGCAAAAACTCGAGCGGGTCGTCGCCGTCGCGCGAATCCTGGTTGCCGCCGTCGGACTTGACGAGTCCGATGCATGCGGTCGACCGATTGTAGGCGGCCGGAAGTTCCGGCGTTGCATTGCTGGATGCGATCATCTCCGGCGTGATTTTGTTTTCGTTGGAGTACGGGACGATCATGATGGCTGCGGTGACGAGCGCCTCCACCTGTCCCAGATCCATGCCCTGACTGTCTTTGGCCATGGCGTTTCCTTTCTATGGTTGTCTGATTCCGGCCGTCGAATATTCGGCGGTCATGTAGTAACGGCACCATGCCGCGTCCTCGCTGACCGGGTACGGGCCGTTGCAGCCGTCGGGTACGACGGCGCAGATGCGGCTGCCTTCGGCGAATCCGATGAGGATGCCGGGCTCGCCGGTCAGCAGCCCGTACACGCGGGCCGCCAGATCACGGCATGGTTTCGTATCGTTGCGCGTCCATCCGAGCACGCTGACGCCTATCGACCTGTCGAACGTCACGCGGTCGGCGGATTGCGTGCCGCCGTCATCACGCACGACCACGAGCGGATAGGAGCCGCCGTAACCATCCGGAATGCGGTTTCCGACCTGCAGGCCGGGGATGTCCGTGATGTTGGAGCGCAGCCATCCGGTGAGGAACAGTTCGAGGTCTGGTGGAATGACGCTTGCCATCAGACCCTCGCCTTCCTCAACGCTTTGGCCAGATTGCCGGTCTGTGCCTCCACGAGCAGGGTCTTCGGGTCGTGGCCGACGACCATGACGGTCGTTCGGTGCTCCCTTTTAACCTCCTCGATTCCAAGGCCGTCGCGGTATGCGCCGGTATCGACTGGAGCGGACGCCTTCGCGTAGGCGAGTGCCCTGTTCGCGGCCAGCGTGGTGAGCGACTTGACTCCGGCGCTATTGAGAATCTCGTCGAAGAATTTCTGGTTGAAGTTGACCGATATCCTGCTTTTCGCCATTTGTTCAGCCCTTTCTTTCCGTCAGACGGCATTCCAAGGTCGGACGCCAGCCGGTGAATGCGTTCGCGTCCTTCGAGGGGAATCCGTCGACTTCCCACAAGCGTCCGTCGTCGGGGTCTGCGCGGATCCGGTCGCCGATTTTCACGTCGGCTGTCGGATCAGGGATGGTGAGGTACGCCGTTGATTCGGTTTGTGTGTCGAGCGTGTCCGGCGTACGGGCGCTGGAGCTGGATGAGAGGGCGCCCATGATGGCGAGCTCGTCCGGAGGCACGCTCCAGTCTGGCTCGTTCTGCGCCGGATTGTACGGGTTGGCCTTGCGTTTGGCACGCAGTCGACGCCATTTGGTAGCGCCCGGCATGCTGAAGGACGAACCATGGCCGAGATAATCCAACACGGAAGTCACGGCTTCACCCCCCACGACAAGCGGTAAGGCTGCAGCGTACGCTTCTCGGAATCGAAAAGCGCCACGTTAGGCACGCCACCATCGGAACCCGACCGGTAGGTGACGCTTGAGCCATTCGTGGCTTGGGAGGCGACCGTGCCGGGCACCTGCATCACACGAGACGCGATGTCCAACAGGATCATCTGCACTTCCGGCACATCCTCCAAATCCCAGCCATCAGTGATGGTCGCTTCCACACTCCCCGGCAGATCAGGGAAGGTGACGCCATTGACCAGCACGAGGCTCCCAGCCTCGCCGAAACGCGCGTCCTGCACGTGCTCCACGCCATCGAGCTTCAGGCTCGAAAGCGCGGTCACATGCTTGGATGGCAAGAGCAGCGAGTCGCCGCCATGACCATCCAAGCGAATCGTGCGGGTGACGGAAGGCGCGACATGCCAGCCGCAATACTTGCGAATCGCAGCCTGAGCGGCCCTCATCTTGAAACCGGCATCGACTTGGAAAGAGTCGGCGCTTGGAATCAGATCACCAATCACGGCAGTCATGCCGCACCTCCAATCACTTACTTGGCTGCCATCAGGCCAGCGGCCACCAGAGAATCGATAAGCGCATCGAATTCCTGCTTGGTCGGCGCGTCAGAAGCCGCCTTTGGCACATTCTTCGCCACCGGAAGAGAGGCGGCACCGCCGATAGTGACCGGCTTGCCCTTGGCGTCAAGCGCCACAAGCTCCGCCACATCCTGCGTCTTGTCGACGTTCGCCTCTTTCGGAGTGGCGAAGCGCACGTACTTCTGCGTCATGATCAGGCCGCCTTACCGAGAGTGACCTTCACGAAGGCCTTCGGATACTTGACCTGCAGGCCCAGACGCTCGGAGACGCGGCACTTCTGCTTGAAGTGCAGGAAATCGTCGGTGTCGGAGTCGGTCATCTTCACGACCAGACCGCCCTTGCGCAGCACCTTGGCGCTCTTGAAGGCGCCGACCAGCGCGGTGCCTTCGGTGATGGCGGCGGTGGCCACGGTCGGGATGTTCCAAAGCTTGGCCCCATCGGTCAGGTTGAGGTAGTTGCCGTTCGCATCCTTGGCGATGGTCAGCTTCCAGAAGTCAAGCGGGTTCATCACGTAGGCGTCGGCTTGGAAGTTGGTGGTGGTGGTGATCTGCAGGGCCGCCTTGGACAGACGGTCGGCGTCGGACAGTTCATCCTTATCCATCGTCTGAATTCCACGGTTGAACAGGCCGGTAAGATTGTTTTCACTGCCATCGCCGGACAGCAGCTGCGATTCCTCCTGCAGCTTCAGGTCATACTGCGCGGCGTCGTTGATTTCGCCGATGACCCAGGACAGATCATCCATCATGTCCTCGCTGATGCCGAAGAAGCTGGCCACCTTGCCGATCTTGTCCTGCTTCCAAGTCGGGTCCTTCCAATGGACCTGCGGGGCGGCGCCGATCTCCTCGACCATCTTGGCGTTGCCTTCCAGCTCATCGAAAACCGGATACTGCAGGACGGTGCCGGTGATGGCGCCGGTAGAGAACAGGTCGGCCACGACCAGCGGACGCTGATACGGGCGAGCAGGCTCGGTATCGGTCTGGGTCAGATACGGCGTGTAACCGGCAGACGGCGCACCCTCGACATTGGTGTCGGTGTTCGCCTTGCACTCGACCTCGTAGCCATGAGCGATGGCGGACTTCACGTCAAAGCCCGCCGTCTGCATGGACTTGACGTAATATTCGCCGACGCTCTTGGCATGGATGGCATCGGAGCCACCGACATGCTGCACGCCAGACTCGGCATTGAGCTGTCCGATCTGCGTAAGCAGGTCATCGGTCTGCTTCATACCGTCCATCTGACGGTCGATGCCCTCGACCTCAGCCAGCGCGCTCTTCACGAATGCGATGGTGTCGCCATCCGCCTTGCCAGCGGCCAGCAGACCCTGCTTCTCTTCGAGCTGCTTGACAAGCGCGGCTCGCTTTTCCTTGAGAGATGCCATTACGGTCACTCCCCTTTCCGCCCAACTTGGGCAATCTTTATTGCGAGTTGCAACGCTTCCGCTTCAGAAAAACCGTCCGGCTCCTCGGACTTGGCCCCTTCAGGCTCCTCGTTCTTGGCTGCACCGGCATCCGATGCCTTCGCATCGTCACTCTGGTCATTGTCATTGTTGTTGTCGGACTGAGTGGTGTTCTCAGCCACGAAATCTTTGAGCTTCTTCGCCTGACCTGTCAGGTCATCGGCGATCTGCGAGAGAATGTCTAGATTCTTCTGCGAGATGGGGCGTCCTGTCTTCAACCGGCTCAGCGCGTCCTTCACGTCCACGATGCCGGTATCCTGATTCGCGCCGATCGGCACGAAGGATGCCTCATACACCTTCAATTCGCGCAGTTCGTTTGCCTTGGTGCCGTCATCAAGCTCAACCTCGCCCTCGTCCACCACGTCGAATGCGAAGGACAGTTGTGTCAGACGCTTTTCCTTGATCAGGTGGTAGACCTGCGCGGCCTTCGGAGAGTCCATGTCGAAATGGCCTTTAATCCACCAGCCGTGATCGTCCTCGCCCATCGAATCGACGCCGCCGATGTTGTAATCGGGGTCATCCATACGATGCCCATACAATACCGGCAGCGTGTTGCCGCTGTCCTGCCATGCCTTGATCGTCTTGTCGAACGCGCCGTTCGCCACCACGTCACCGTAACAGTCGGGTTCGCGGGTGAAAGTGGAAGGGTAGGCGATGAATTCGCCGTCCTTGAGCGCCGCGTCCTCGCCGTCTGCCTTGAATCGGCAATCGAAATCCTTAAAGTGCATCATGCACCTCCTTGAAATGCGTTCGCATGTCCTCCGTCTCCTGCAATGCCCTCACACCGGCATCGAATTGCCCCAAACCGGCCTTGATGGTCAGGTCGGCCTGCAGTTCGTTCTGCCATTTGAGCCATTTGATGTCATCGACGCCCATACCGGCGCCGAAACGTGATCTGACGCTCTTCTCCAGGCGGTCGCGCCAAGCATTGACGATTGCTGCCGTTTTCTCGCCGTCGTCCGATTCAATGGCCGAACCGTCGGCTGGACGCGACGGGTCACCTCCATCCTGCGGACTTGACTGGCCGCCCTTGGTGACATTGAGCGGCACAACCAGTTCGTCACCGCCATCGACGCGCGGCAGATTCTGACTGGCGCGCGCCTCATTCGGCGTAATCCACGGAGCTCCCACCGAAGTACTCATCACACTGGCCTGCTCCTCGAAATCGCCGGAAAGCTTGCTGCGGATGTCGAATTCGATGTAATTCGCGTCCGGCGCACCGACCTTCGGAGCGAGGAAAGTGTTTATCCTGTCCTCGATCATGCGCATGGTCGGACCAAGCGTCTCGGAATACAGCATCTTGCGGAATTCCTTGGTATTTGAGAAATTTGCGTTATCAAGGATGCCGACCATGACAGGCGAGACGTGGTAGACGCTTGCGACGGTGGACAGCGAAAGCTTCGTGACCTCGCTGAATTCCTCCTCGCGAGCATTGAAGCCCAAACGCTTCAACTCCATGCCATCCTCAAGCAATGGCGTGGCACCGGCCTGCGCTCCCTTGTCGGTGAATTCCTTCCACCCGCGCATGAAACGTTCGCGGTCGGCGTCATTCCATTCCGGCGCATCCTTCGGACGCACCAGCACGCTGCCGATACGGCCGCCGCGCTTCCACACCTGAGTGCGATACGACCATGCCTGAATCTGCTCGTTGATAATGTCCTTCAAGGCCCTCACGGGAGTAACGCCCTGCGTCGGGTCGTCCGGATTCCACCCGTGGAACACAAGCATGTCGTCGGCCGGCACATCATAGTATGACGTGCCCAAATTAGGATAAACGCGATAATAGGCCGGCTGGAACACACTGCCATCACGCTTCGCCTGCACCCAGCATGGCGGAATCGGCTGAATCTGCCAGCTACCGAACTTATCGGCATCCCGATCAGGCGTCTGCATGACAACCCAGTAGGCGTTATCGTAAAGCGCCAAGTCAGCCACAAGCTGACGCATCAACTCATAGCCCGTCATCGTGCCGTTCGGCTGCTTCAGCAGATTTATCAGCACATCATCGGTCACACGCTGCCTGTCCGTATCGCTGACACGCTCGAATTCCTTCAAGCCGACCTGAGCGACATTCCGCGCCAGGAAAGTAATCACGGTACGCAAATGCGGCTGTGTCTTGAAAAGCTCGGCCTCCGTCTGACCCTGAATCACGGCCATCTGGTCGGACAAATCAAAGGAAATGCTGTAGCGCGGCTGGAAAACGTTCCTCAAGGCGCTCCAAAGGCCCATAAGGCACCTCCAATCGCTTCAAAAAATCAAAGAATCATCAATCCATGCCCCGAATAGGCGGAAGCCTTCGCCGGTTCGACATCCACGGCCTGCATGGTCTCCAAGGCGTACAATGCCTGCGATTCGGCCACCAAGCCGGAAATCTGCAATGCGGACTTGGTGCGGTCCCACACCTCGACCTCGCCAAGACGCCGTGACACGGCCACGGAAACCTGCTGTTCGATGGCGGGCTGCGGAAGATGCCGTAGTTTGCCCTCGCGCACACGGTCCAGGAAGCGGCCGCAACACGCGCCCAAACGAAAGCCTTCGATGAGATGGACGTTCCACCCTTTTTCGGTGAGCGGGTCGATGAAGTCCACTGCCGGACAGCCTTTGCCCTGCACGGCTATCTCCGTGATATGCGGCCAACGCTCCTGGAGCAGGTCGAGATAATGCGGCACCCACAGCATGCCGTCACGGCGAGCGATCAACTCCACATGCGGCAAACCGTCCGCACGCATTCCAGCTGCGGCCACATACGTGGTCTTCCTGTCCGCGCTCGTGTCCACGGACAGCACGACGCGATTACCGTCAGGAATCGTGGAACGCGAGTCGATGCCGCTGGCCCACATTTTCGGGTTGATGAAAGGAATGATGTCAGCCGTGACCCACTGACACAGGACTTCGGTGCGGAATGCGGCCTCGGTCATGCCGTCGATATCGGATCTGACGCTCATGACGGTCATCGGCCCATAGCCGAGCGACGGATTCGCCTGGCGAATAGCGGCGGCATCATCCACCGGACACTTGTCCGGAGCGCTCCACTCGAAATAGCCGAACGATCCATCCTGCTCGCCGGACATGAACACGTCGGCCGGATTGCCACCGTCGGCGCTCAGGCGCGTCCACTCGTCAACAAGCTTGCGGCCCTTGTCCACCTGCTTGCGCAACGCCACAGACCTATAATCGCCAGCGTTGGAAATGCCCCATAATTGGCTCGACCAGACGGCCTTCGTGGTCTGCGACACGGCATTCCACCCATCGTCCGTATGCTGCTCACGCAGCTCGTCGAACACGACACGGGCCGCCGACTTGGCTCGAATGTTCTTGTCGGCACGGACGATATACCGCGCCTTCGAGCGGGTGATGATCGCTTCCTCGCCGTTCGTATTCACGAATTTCTGCGTCATCGCGGCGAGATCCGGAATCACCAGATCCGCTTCCTCATCGGTAGAAGGCTGAGGATTGCACCACTCCTTGACCTGATTGTAAGGGCCTTTCGCATTGTCCAACGTCTGCGCCGCACCGACCACGAGAAACTTCACCGGCGGCACGCGGTCGGGATGCTTGTTGGAGTCCACGAACAGCCACCATGCGGCCAAAACGCCCATAAGCGTTGTCTTACCGTTCTGGCGGGCCACAAGCACGATGACCTTGCGGAAGCGATAGCTGCCATCATCAAGCAGTTCGAGCGCATGCACTAAAAGCCATTGTTGCCACGGGTAAAGGTGGACGTGCAGCATGATCTCCGCGAACGCGATCACCGCGAAACCATTCGAGGTCTCCTTGGTCAACGGCCTGAGCGGCGGCGTGAAGATACGCGGCAAGGTCACGCCATGCCTCTCATCGTCGATGGCACCGAAAACCGTGAGATTCTCCGCCGCCATCGGACACCGCCTCCTAGCCGAAACGCTTCATGAAATCTGCCATCTGCACGACCTTGTCGCTCTTCGGCTTCTCCTGCTTCGCCTCGGCCTTCGGCTTCGCAGGGCGCCCAACCTTGGCAGGCTCCACCAACGTCAAACCAAGCGACTGGCAGTATTTCAAAAACGTCGGAACCGACACATTGTCCAATTTCCCATTCTCATCGATGAAACCAGTCTCGCAAACCGAATCAATCCGAGCAGCGAGAATACGCGCAGCAGCCACGACAGCCGCATTCTCCGCACGCAACGACTTCGCATTCCGCAAAGACCTCTCCAACGCATCAGCCACGGACTCATGCGGAAAACGACGCTCGGAAACACCCTTCTTAACCGTCATAGAGCCTCCTTCGCGCGCGACCCATCAACAAAAACATCATCGGGGAGAGGAAGAGCAACCACGCGGGACGTCTTGCACCCTTTCGCTGTTTTTACGATTTCACCGCCCCTACCCCTCGTGTTGGGCTCATGCTGTTGTTATCCATTGTCTTGAGAGTGTTCCGATTGGTGCTGGCGGGTCTTGGTTGCCGCGCAATCGGTTGCAGCTGGTGTGGCTTGGTTTGAAGCCTGCCGGGTCGAATTGGAGTTCGGGGTGCTTCGAGACTGGGTAGAGGTGGTCGAGGTTGAAGCTGTCATCGCTTGTGTTCTTCGGTGCTGAATAATCTATCGGCATGCCGCAGAGCCAGCAGACTGCATGCTGTGCCTTGCACTGTGCGAAGAATGTTGCTTTGTCTTTCTCGAATTGGCGGCTTGTCTTGCGTGCTCTTCCTGGCATACGATCACCGCCTTGTGGTGCTTCGGGCTGGAGTCGAACCAGCGCTTGTGTGGGGTGCACTGTCTTTTTATCATCACGGGCATTCGATTTAAAGAAGTAGGAAGCCATGGCCGGTAAGGTATCCGTCCTAGGTATCTGTGCTATCCCTTGTGCTCTGCCACTGAGCTACCGAAGCTGGATATGAAAAATGGTCCAACCATTTTCCGGCTGAACCATTCTACGAACATACGACAGTATAGCATTTTAATTGTGACAGTCAAGCATGGCGGTTATTTCTCCGAGGTTGAACGTGTACTGCCGCTTGTGTTCCGTCGGCGTGGCGTGCGACAGTTTGCCGCGTTTGAGCCATTGGCGGATCTGGTCGCTGGTGCAGTGGATGTCCATTTTGGCGAGGTAGCGTGCTACTTCGACTGGTTTTCCGGTGTATTCGAGCTGCCAGAGTTTGTTGTCGCGTTCGGCTTTGATGGCTTGGACTCCGCCTTGCCATTTGCAGTCTGGGCATGTCCATGTTTCGGCTTGTGGCGTGCTGGCGGCTTGGTGGCCGCATTTTGGGCAGGTGCCGATGATGACCATGGCTTCTTCCGGTGTCAACGCTTGTTCGTTGCGTCGGATGATGTGTTGCAGGCTGGTGTAGTCGTCGGCTGCGGTGCTCATCGTCAATATGGTGTGTTTGTTGGCGATGATGCGCTGCCATGCCTTGTCCCATGGCAGGTTGCCGTATTGCGTCCTGATTTTGCCTGCTTGTTCGGCGAGCCATGCTTCTGATTCGCTGATGAGGTCTTGTGCGCGGGTGTCGATGGGCAGTGGCGCGTTGCCTTTGTTCGGCGTGTGGCCTGTGGGGCCGATGTGCGCCTGGCGGAGCATAATGCTGCGCAGGGTGGGCAGTTGGACGTGTCCGAGCTGGCGGATCAGCGTCCAGTAGTCTTCACGGCAGTTTGCGCAGAGCATGTTCGTCGCCGCCGTTTTCATGGGCTTGTGGCAGTGCTGGCAGTCGGTCAAAGTCGGGCCTCCTTATCATGCTGCTGGATTATGGCTTCGATTTCGGCTTTTGGCACTTGCGGTACGAGTCTGGTGGTTTCTTCCAGGGTGATACCGTCCTCATGCCATTTCAGGATCATTTCCTCAAGGATTTTCTTCATTTGGTGCCCTCCAGATATGGGTTTTCGCTTGTGTGTGGCGGGAAGTCGCATTCCTGGTCTTTCCACCCGGCTGCGTAACCTTCCTGCCATGCCTTGCGGCGTTCGTGTTCCAACCATTCACGGCTGTACATGGTTTCCGGTTCGTCGTGTTTCATGATTTCTCCTTGTTGAGTTGTTTCGCCATCCGGCAGGCTCGTTGGTCTGGTGTGGCGGTTTCCTTGTTTCGTCCGAGCGCCTGTAGCACGTGTTCGCACTGCCATGTGTGCACGTGTCGTTTCGACGGTGGTATGCCGCTCATTTTGGCTCTGCGCTGGCACCAGCCTTTCCATTGGCGGCACCAGTCGTTGACGGTTCGGGTTTCGCCGTAGTGGCGAGAGGCGAAGGCATTCCACGCGTCCGACAGGTCGAGATTCGGGTAATCGCGGATTATGGCGGCATTGGCGTGGGCTTTCTCCCTGACCAGCTCGAAGTCGCTTACCCCGATTTCTTTGGATGAAGAAGAAGAATATTCTTCTTCATCTTTCTTATCGGGTACGGGTACGGGAACGGGGCATGAGTTTGCCATCGACTTGCCATCGGTTTTGCCATTTTTGCCATTTTCGTCAACGGTTTTCCGTTTCCACCGACGGTCCGCGCCCCTCTTGCCCGCTTCGCTCCGCTTCCGGCGCAGAGCGTCCACTTCCTCCCCGTCCGGCTGATAGTCGCTCCAATCGTGGAACCAATAGCCATCCCGTTCATCGTCACGCTCCCACAATCCGACATCGCACAGTTCGCGCACGGAATCATCGGAGCCACGGAACATCGGCACCATGCGAGCTGGCACGAACCCGCCAGTCAACTGCTGTGCCGACCATGAGCCGGAACGGAGCCACAATGCGGTAGCCCCGTCCGACAGCATGGCGGTCTTCGGGTTCGAGAAGAACGAATCATCCACCTTGAACCACATCGCCCCTGTCCCCCTTCCTTGAATTGCATGAACGGCACATGGTCTGAAGATTCTCCATGGTGTCCTCGCCGCCAAGACTCCACGGGATGATGTGGTCAAGGCTCAGATGATCGGTGGCTCCACATTCGACGCAACGGTAATGGTCACGCTCATACACGGCCTTGCGAAGCTTCTTGCTGATCGGCTCCCTTGATCGCGGGTCGAAGCGTCTGAAGCTTTTGATGTGGTAGACGGGTTCGCGCAGACGAATCTTGTCGGTCTTCGTGATGAGTCCTGCATCTATGAGCGCCTGAAGCTCTTCATCTTCACCATCGAGGACATATCGGAAGTCTACGTATGGTATGTCTCCGTAGCTTTTGTTGTCTGAGCACCAAGAGATCATCATCACGTAAATGCCTATGGATGCGGGGTTCTTGTCCATGAGGTTCAGCATCGTTTCGTCCCGATACCAAGAGACTGGAATCTGGAAATAGCCCATCGCTCATTCCTCCCCTCTTGTGATTCCGTTATGTTCCATCCAGATGGCCTCCTGCCGTGGCGTTGTGCAAGGCAGGCCGTCGAAGTTGAGGTTCGCCCAACCGCTGCCGACGTGCGGCTTGGCCATGATGTCCAATGCTTCCGCGATCTCCACCAAGTCCGGTGGCGGGTCGAGCATCACCATGGCAATGCCTCGCCGATGGACTGCATGGCGTCCACCAGCTTGTAGCCGCAATACGGGCAGGTCACGTAATATGTGCCGACAACCTCTCCGCAGTGGGCGCATTCCACGTATCTGATGGTCATGATCGTTTCTCCTTGACCGGTTTGCAGTTGTGTGGCGCTGGTGAGCTTCTGCTGGTCTGACATGCGTATGATTGGCCGGCATCACGGATGATGATGGTGTCAGCCGCATCTTCCGCCCAGCCGGCATAGCCGATGTAGTAGATGAATAAGGCACAGAACATTGCAAAGACGGTGACGCCGATATTTCCAATCCAGTCGTCGATGCTCATTCGGTTACCGCCTTCCGTGCGATTTCGAGCATTATCCGAGCGTCCCTGATGTAATTGGCGCGCATCTCCGGCTCGGCCAGAGTCCAGAAGCAGTCCTCACTTGGCATGACGTCTTCCCAGGCTGGTGCCATGTCCCACCACAACAGTTTCTTCGCCACGGCCTCCACTTCGGCGTCAGCCGGTGGCGCGTTGCGGCCACGCAGGTATGCTTCCTGCAAATCGTCCGTGTCGCAGTAAAACTGTTCCTTGACATGCGTTCCATTCCAGTAGCGGGTCGGATACACCTTCTCAGCTTCATCATCAGCGATGCTCATTTCGCATCCTCGCTTTGATTCGGCACCTCGGACGGCATGGAGCCGGAATAGCCGAGCATGGAACGGCAAAGCTCTAGCATTTCATGGAATGCGTTAACTTGGCCGTCATAGAAGTCTCGGTCGCTCTTTCTGCGAACGTCGAATCTGGAAAGTGCGGCTTCATGACTGCGACTTTTCGCCCAGTCGATGATCTCGTTGAGCGTCTTGTCTTTCTCGGTCACGTTCGTAGCCATGTCAGTGCTCCTCTTCTTCGATTCGGATTGTGATGTGGTAGACGCCTTTTTCGGTGCTTGGCTCGCCTAGCCGGTAGTCGGGGCCTATCACATAGTCGGCGTTGTCGTCTGGCCAGTAGCCTGACTGGGTGATCGCGTCCAGGATGGCCTTGACCATTGGCGCCGCGTTCTCCGGGTCGAAGCGTCCGTGTGTCAAGGGGTGGATGATGGCGGTCACGTGCACCGGCCATTTGGTGGGCGGCTTGAGTTTGCCGCTGTTGATGAGACTGCGGTAGGTGAGGTAGGCGCGCCTTTTCACGACGCTGGTGCGCCGGTATTTCGCCCGCCAGTCTCCACGCTTGTTCTGGGTCCACCAGTAGGCCTTCAGCACGTCGATGGTGGTTTCCTGCGTCATTCGTCCTCCAAAATCCAAATGTCGGCATCGCCAATGTCCGCGTAATGGTCTTCGCTTTCGGCCTCACATTCGGGGCATGGTATGGGGCGCGCCGGATACAGCGCGCACCCATGTTTGGGACATACCGGCAGCACGTCCGGCGGCTCAATCCACTCACGCATCATCAGAAGTCAGGCTCTCCAGCCGGAGCGCCCCACGGATTATCGGCCGGAGCCTGCGACTGCTGTTGTGCCTGCTGCGGCTGCTGATAGCCGCCACCGTTGGCGTTGCCGCCCTGGTATCCGCCTGACTGCATCTTCTGCACCTGAGCCGTCGCATACCGCAGGGACGGGCCGATTTCATCCACCTGCAACTCGATGACCGTGCGCTGGGAACCATCGTTCGCCTGATAGGAACGCTGCTGCAAACGGCCCTGCGCGATCACACGCATGCCCTTCGCGAGGCTCTGCGCGCAATGTTCGGCGAGGTCGCGCCACGCGCTGCAGCGCATGAACAAAGCCTGACCGTCTTCGAACTGGTTCGTGCTGCGGTTCCAGGAGCGCGGCGTGCTGGCGATCGTGAACGACGCGACCTGCGCGCCAGCGGACGTCGTGCGCAATTCCGGATCGGCGGTCAGATTCCCGACGATTGTGATAACGGTTTCTCCGGCCATCACTCAGCCTCCTTCACGTCGGCTTCTGTATCCTCCGGCGTATCCGCTTCCATGACTTCGGCGGTCACGTCATCAGTCGAATCGGTGATTACCGGCTGGAACACGTCGCTGTAATCCGGTGTGGTCTCGTCCACGCTCGCGGCCTTCTTCGCCTCGATGTTGACCGGCAGATATTTGAAACTGCGACGGATGATGGTCTTCTTCGCCATCTCCACGAAATTCTTCACCCACGGTCCGGTGATCTGACGGCTGCGATTGCGTGGCGCGTACTTCTCGCGGTATTCGAGCAGGTCGCGTTTCGACATGTAGTCGGCGTAGCGTCCGCCATTCGGCAGCTGGACAGAGAGGTACACGAATTTCAGCTTGTCCTCGCTGTGGTCGGCGTCCACGTTCACCTCGTCCGGGCATTCGATGGTCGGCACGCCATTTTCGTCAAGCTTGAGCTTGATGTTGTCATCCTCGTAGACGGCTCTCGGCTGCGCGTAGATGCCGCTGTTCTCCAACAGTTTCAGCATGCCCTTGTAGCCGATGACGAAGGTGGCCTGCTTCTCCCCCGTGGCATAGTTCTTGTTGCCATAGGGCAGGATGTACGCCTGTCCCAATCCATCCACGTCGGATGGGCGCAAGCCAAGTGCCGCGCACTGCATGAAGCAGGAAAGGACGCTGACCGGCGTGCAGTCGGCCAAGGCGGGTGTGCGGTTGATGCTGCTGATGCACATCTGCAACAGCGCCTCGCTGTCGAGGTTGCCGCCGATGACACGCGCGATCTGCGGCCACGAATGCTCCACAAGCTGCTTGAGCTTGCCCTTCGGATTGAGCGGCTGCAACTGCTGCCCTTGCGCCTGCTGTGCGATTGCTCCCATTTTTTATTGCTCCTTTTCTTCGATGGTTTTGAGTGTGAATTTGCGGTATGTGGTGGCTTTGACGGTGTATTCCTTGCGGGTCATCGGCTTGTAGGTGGCTTGCAAATTCCCGCACTTGATGCCGGTGTGCGAGCCGATGCGCAGAATGATCTGCTCCTGCAATTCCTTCTGAGCGGACTTCATGTCATTCAGCATTCCGGTGGCGCTCTCGTATCTTGCGAGCAGGTCGTACAGGTCGTCATCGTCGCTTTCGTCCACAATGTCCGGCGTGGGCTCTGGGAACGCCTTCTGCACGTCCCCGCCGGTCAATTGCGGTGGCGTGCCTGTGGTGACGAAATGCCAGAAGTCGGTGGCGGCCTTGTCGATCGCGGCCATATCCTCCACGTCCGCCTCGAAGGGAATCTCTACCGGCTCGTCGTCCCCGATGGCCGCGTAGACATAGCCCCACGTCCAGCCGGTGACGAGCGCGTAGAATTCGACTTGAGCCAAGTAGTATGGCGGGATTCGGAGGTTGCCATCCTCGTCATGCCAGTCCCCCGCTCGACGGCCGCTCGCCGTTTTGATTTCGAGGATTCCAAAATCGCCGTTCTCTTTCTGCAGGATGCCGTCAAGGGAAGCCCTCAGATAGGGCTTTTCGCGGCTGATGAACTGCTTGTCCGTACCGTCAGTGACCAGCAGTTCGGAATGCTGGGCGCGGAATCGCTTGCGCAATTCGTTTTCCAGGGCATTGCCCCTGACCACCGCCCACTTGTCCGAAATGTCCTCCGGCTCCACGCGGCCGGTCTTCTCAAGCCAAAGCTCATAAGGCGTCTTGAAGGAATTCAGGCCGAGAATCGTGCTCATGTCGGAACCGCCCACACCGGCCTTACGGCTCTTCAGCCAGGCGAGATGACGTTCCGTCTTCTTGCCCTGCTTGAACCGTTCGACCGTGTAGCGTTCCGTGTCCTTGAGTGGAATACGCTTCATTTCAGGCTCCCTGCTGATTGCTTGGCTTGTTTATGTCTGCTTTGATGACGTCGGCGTCGAAATAATCGACCAGCAGATTGGCGATGTCCAACGCGGACGTCCTGAGCTTGACGGTTTCCGCCAATGACTCTGGCTTGATGGTGAAAACGCCACTCTCGCTATCGAATTTGAGCTTCATTTTGCGTCCTTGCTGTAGTTGGCTTTAATGTCCATGAGTTCGCCGGTGAGCAGTTTCGTAGCGAAGCCGTAGACCACCTTGTCGTTGGCTTGGAATGCGGTGCGCTGCAATGTGCTCACCGCGTCGAAGATGCCGACCAAGGCGTTTGCGATGATGGTGCGCGGCTCTTCCGGCTCGGCTTCCTGCTTCTGTTCCTGGACTGTGGTGGTCATGGTTTCTTTCTTCTTTCCGGTTGTGGCGTTTTTCCGTGTTGTTTTGCGGGGTGAATGCTGGTCGAAGGCCGGTAGTAGTCCTTCCTTGCGGAGTTGGCCGATGATGTTGCCTGCCGTTTTCTGGCTTAGGTTGAGCGCTTCGGCGGTTTCCTTGCCGTCGAATGGTTGGCCTTGGTCGATGCGGTTTCTGCAGTGCGCGAGAATGAGGTCACGTTTCGACGGTTCCGCCGGTTCCGTCGTGGGCTTGCTGATGGCCTGATAGTCGGCAAGGGTGTCCTCATGTTCCGGCGGCAGGTCATGTGCGAGGAGTCCGGCCTTGCGTAACGCCCGCATTTCGCCGATCTGGAGTCCGGCTTCGCCTGACTCGTCATAGATTTTCTTCAGTTCGGCGAGTTCGCCGTCCGTGTATTCGTGTTTCAACGTGTTCCTTTCCTTAAGTTTTCGATGAGCGCGTGGTTGTCGCTGATGAACTTGTCCACGTCGATTCCTTGCTGCGTGAGGGTCGGATTGTTGTCGCCGAAGCGTGCTTTCCCATCGCTTTTGACATCTGAGCGGCTTTGGACCCGTGTCACTGGAATGAACGTGCCGTTTTTCATCTCGCCACCGTCCTTCGGTATTCGTGCGCCAGAGCCCACCGTTCAGCGATTTGACGCTGGTAGCGGACTTTTCGCCTGTCCTGATGGCCTTCCGGCGGTTCCACGCCGATTTTCAAATATGGCGGGCCCTTGCCGGTGCTCCGCCAGTTGGCGAGCGTGCGCACGCTCATGCCGAGCATGGCGGCCAGTTCGGCTGGCGTAAGCAGATCGTCACTCATGGTCGTCTGGGCAGTAGCGGCTGATGAAGTATGTCTGGCCTTTGCCGGTGACCTTCGCGGTGCGGTTGATGGTCACGTGGCCGTCCGAATGGGTGATGGCGGTTTCCTTGATTCGGAACAGTCCCAAGTCCATGGCCTTCTGGGTCGGCACGTTGCGGTTCGAGCCGGTCTTGCCCAAGTAGCCGTCCTGTCGGAGAATCTCGAAAAGGCAGTTCTGGCCGATGTCCAAACCGTTCTGGCGTAGCATCTTCGCCAGTTCTCCGATCAGGCAGGTGCCGTCCGACGCGGCCACGGCGTCCGCGAACCGGGCTTTCGGCTCCAATTCATTGATGTGTGATTCCTGCGCGGCGATGCGACGCTTCTGCTCCTCCATGGTGCGTTGGCCGATCATCACGGCCTTCGCCAGGATGGTCATGTCATCGTCGGTCTCGCTGGCTGGAATGTAGCCGCCGGTCCTGCGGATCTGCGGCAGCACCTCGTGAGTCACCCAACGTTTGAACTCGTGAGCCTCGGGCTTGCGGGAGCCGAGCACGAGCGCGTACAGGCCGGCTTCGTTGACGATGTTGGTCTCACCCTGACGCCCTAGATTGAACCTAGACCGTTCATCATCGTCAAGCCTTTTCAACGCATCGGATGGATTGCTGATTTCGAGGATGTCGCATACGTCCTTGGCGACGAACCAGGGCTCCCCCGCCTCGTCGGTCAGGGTACGCAACGCAGCGTTATTGAAGTAGAACTGTTGGATTTCATTGCTCATTGACTTTCCTTTGCTTGTTGACGTTGTGTGCCCCACCATGACGAGTGGATGGGGCTGAGTGGCTGGCGTCGGTGTCGAACCGATGCCGTCCTTGGATTCCGAACGCCCCTTTGACTGTTGGAACGCGACCTGAACGCGTTCGCGGCCGGTGGCGTGGCCGACGGTGATGGAAGCCGTCAGGCGGGCTTGAAAGGGTTTGCAAGCACCGGAATGCCTGCTTCTTGATAGTTAGAGAGAAGAGATTGGAATCCGTGGACGGGCGAACCGTCGCCCAGCCGAATGCGCCGACAGTGTATGTGAAAGCAGAATGTGGTCGGCGCGTGGATAATAATCGATATTCAGTTATGGTTCCCGCCAGCCGGCATGAGTGAACGTGGGTGTCCGCGAAAACATCCCAGATTTGGTTTGTTTCGTTGGACTGTCGGCTGGTGGGAAGTCTTTAGTCGCGTGGCGCGAATCTGACGATCAGCCACAATGCGGCGGCGATGTACACGCCTTCCACCATGAGCGCGGCGGTGGTGCTGCCGCCATGCCATGTGAGCATGATGGTCAGGCTGGAGATGAGGGCGACCACCGCGATGGCGAATTTGATGCGGCGGCGCGTGTAGTTCGGCTTCCGCGTCTTCTCCCGCTGGTCTTCGAGCCAGTAGTTGTGGTCGGTCATTTCGCCATCCTCCTTTCGGATAGTTCCTTCAAGATGCGGTTGCAGTCGCGGCGGATGTTCGCCAGGTCTGTCTGCGTGAGCAGGTATCGCGCGTGGCTGTCGCACGTGTCGATGGCGAGCTGGATGACGGCTGAATGGTCGCTGCGAGTGGTGCCGTCCTCGATGATTCGCAGTTCGAATGATTGGCTCATCGCATGTTTCCCAAGTCGTCGTTGAGGCTGTAGGCGAAGTTGTCGAGGGTGCTTTCAGGGATGTCCGCAAGGACTTCCTCGCCGTCCGCGTGGAGCTCGATGAGTTGGCCGCTCTTGTCTTCCTGGATGCGGATGGCGTAGCCGGTGGTGCCGATGAGTTCGATTCGTGGTTTCATGGTTTTCCTTGATTCCGGCGGTGCCGGCGGGTTAAGCAGTTGTCCGCTCATTTCTGTGCTTCCTTGACGATCGTGTCGATGATGACGTCCACGAGGCCGGTCACGTCGATGTCCATCGGTCCGGTGATGTGGCCCAGGAATCGGCTAGCGTCGATTTCATCCCACTGTCCCGCGTATTGCGGGCGAATCATGTCGCCATGCTCGGCGAATTCGTCGAAGACGGCTTTCACGCAGGCTTTGCGCAGTTCTCGGGTGTAGGTCTTGCTGTCCATCGGACGCTCCTTTGGTTGTGGATTTCAGGCTTTGAATTGTTTGATGCTGTCGATCGGCTGGATGAGGAGCATGATGAGGTTTTCTGGTTCCATGTCGAGCATGGATGCCGCTTTTTCGATTTCGTCTGTCGAGAGTGGCGTGTGGCCTTTGAGCCTGTTGTTTACGGCTCTGATTTCGAGGCCCCATGCTTTTGCTAGGTCTTTCGGTGTCTTGTCGTGTCTTGCGAGTTCCGCTTTGAGGTTTCTGGTGGCTGTTTCCGTCAGACCGGCCATTCATCCTCCTCGATTCCCTGCTTGGTGAGGCAGGCGCGCCAGTCGTGCCAGCCGGGGCCGCGCATGTGGCCGCACGGGTAGTGGTCGGGGGTCTTGGTCTTCTTGGTGCTCAACATCTCGGTTTTCCTTTCGACGGTTTTTAATATACGTAATTACGAAGTTTCTCGTATTCGTAATTACGTAGTCTTCACGATTTATGCACATATGACTACGCAATTAGCTATAATTTGAAGCATGGGAAGAAAAGCACAGGAGGTCACGCATTTCGCCAAGCAGGTCATGGACGAATGCGTCAGACTCCAAAAGCAAAGCGGCATGACCATCAAGGAATTCGCCAAGGCCTGCGGCTTCGGCGAGGTCTACTGGTACACGAGGGCAAACTACAGCCTCCCGCTCAACCTGAGCGACCTGGAACGCATCAGCGAAGTGACCGGCGTATCCATCGGAGACATCGTGATGGACTCCAAGCGCCATGCGGTCGAAGCCGCCGAGAGGAAAGCGCAGGCAGGCGGTTATGGTCTTGCCGCCTATGACGCCGCTGGCAAGCAGGAGGCCATCAATGGAGAGGCTGGGCCGGATTACGACGAGCCTGCCTGACCTGCCTATCGACCGGCGCATGACATACGGCGCCATGCGCCGCGCGATTGTCGGACTGCCGGTCACCGTATCCAGCGCCATTCTCCCCGATGGCCTTTGGGGTTGCTACGACGCCGCGACCGAGGTGATACTGATCGACCGCAGGCTCACATACACGGCCAAACGGTGCACTCTCGCGCACGAGCTCTTGCATTGGCGGCATGGCGACACCGGCTGTGCGAACAATAGTTCGAAAGTAGAGATCCGTACACGGCGGCAGACCGCGCGCCTGCTCATCGATCCGGCAGAACTAGCATTGGCGGAACGCATGTACGACGATGACCTATGGTCGATAGCCGAGGAACTGAACGTGACAACGCAGGTGCTCACGGACTACCGAGCCATGCTCAACACATCGCCAAATAGAATCAAAGAAAGGTTTTTCAATGCGTAAGAAAATCATTGCCATCACAGCTGCGACGCTTCTCCTGGCGACGGCCTGTGGCTGCGGAAGCCAGCAGGAGCCGGATTCCACGCCGGCCAAGACGCCGGACGTCAGCGCACAGCAGGAGAAGCCACAACAACAGGCAGCCGAGAAGACGGCGCAGAGCTTTGTGGACGAGTTCAACGCGAACTCATCCACGCCGATAACCGACGTCGAGAAATTCACGCCGAGCGATTCGAACGGCCCCTATTACCGGGCGGAGTATCGCACCGGCGCTTTCTCCACCGCAGACGCTCTCCACGGAAGACTCGGCCAATCGTCAGTGGACGTGCTGGTCTACGGGGCAGTGCTCGGATACGGGAAAAACGACATGCTCCGCGTCTACGTCGATGGGCCGCATGACGAGATCAGCAGCGTATTCCCCATCATGGCGAAGATTCTTGACCCGTCGATTTCCGATCAGGACATCCAAAGTCAGATGGCGAAGGAGTATCCGTCCAATGATCTTATTTACGCCGCGACGCATAAGCTAATCGAGCGGGCTTATGTCGATGGCGATCATGCGTTTCTCGACGCGAAAATCAGCTAGCGGTTATAAGTCTTTATAAGTCTTTATAAAGCTTATATCTGCTTCAAATGCTCGAAGATTTGCGCTGTCTGTGCAGCATCGTCGGCGGCGCGATGCCGCTCGGTCTTGGCGATGCCGAAATATCGAATGAGGTCCACTACGCGATGGTGGTCAAGCTGCGGCAGCAATGCCTGGGATAATTCCATCGTGTCGTAGAAGCTCACGTCCGGCATTCCGGCGCCGACCCTCTGCGCCTCCCTGGCGATCACCGGAATGTCGAAGCGTCGGATATTGTGGCCTATCCAAGTGTCACGCCCACAGAAAGCGTAGAACTTGGGTAGCGCTTTGTCGATGGTGGGTTTGCCTTTGACGTTCCGGTCGGTGATGCCGGTGATCTGCGTGACCTTGGCCGGTATCGGAATCTGCGGGTTGACGAGCTGGCTGTATGACGCGACCTTGCGTCCGTGCCTGATTCTCACGGCTCCCAATTCGATGATTCGAGCGTCACGACCTAGGCCGGTGGTCTCAATATCCACAGCCACGTAATCGTCCTCCACGCCACTATTCGCATTGACGTGGGTGATTGGTGCCGTTTCCACTGTTGGAGCGTCTGAGGTGGCTTCCGGCGATGATTCAGGCGCATTCGTCGCTTGATGCTTATGGCGTGGCTCAGGCTTGAGGAAGAGATGCCAGAAGAACCATGCGAGGAATGCGAGGAGCAGAACCGTCATGATGCTTGTGGCCAGATCGTACTTCGGCGTGGTGATGGTGTCGTATATGCCGTAGATACCGGAGATTCCGCACAGCACGGATAGCACGAGGTAAATCAGTTTCTTCATTTTTCCCCTTCCTTCTCCTTGCTTCAAGCTACCGCAGATGGGGGTTGGACATGCTGATTTTTTCTTTTTTTGCACATTGCCCCTATAAAAAGAATGTTACTAATCTATATATTACTTATACAGATGGTACATATAAGTATTGGTTGCAGTATTTATACGTACTGCCAGTTGGTACTTATTTGTCTACTACCAATGGTACAAATAAGTACGGGTAAAGAAAAGCCCCTCCGGCGCTGTCACACCGAAGGGGATGAAGAAAAGCGCGAGCATTTCTCCACTTGCCAATTTACCAGCAGGTGGGGAGGAAAGACATGGAAGAAATGGGCTACCGCAACTTCAACGCAATCCGTCAGCTCGGTCAAATGGGCAAGTTCTCCAAGATGAGGGCTGACGGCACTCTCTCCACAAGCAACTCGGCACTGCTGCTGCTCACCTACATGGCCAGCGTCACCTACGACTGGGACACGGAGCGCAACTGCCCAACCCCTGACGCAAAAGCCAAGGGCTACCCATGCCGATACTACAAGCGCGGAGCCGAAACATTCGCATACGACTACGGCAAGCTAGGCATATCGCCAGAGCAGGCCATGAGCGAAGACGCCCAGGAATACATCGAAAAGCGGAAAGGCGCTGCAAACCAAGAATTCAAACGCTCAATCACCACCTTGAAGGACTGGGGCGTAATCAAGCAGCTGGAACATGCGAAGAACGGAAAACCCGCCGGATACTTATTGCTGCTTGGCGACGACGAGGAGAATCGTGCCGTGGAACAGTGGGCGCGCCAATGCCTCGGACTGCCGATGGTCTGGTGATTCCGTGCCCACATTTTGCCCACGTTTTATAGAGAAATGACGTGATTTGGAGTGAATTGGAGTGAATTAGGAAAGTCTGAAAACCGTTGGAGAATAAAGGAAAACCGCCATCTCTGGCGGTTTCCAAAAGTGC